GCTATTTGTATTATTATTATTTATATAGTTGCGTGTTTGCTGTAGTATTCCATCGGTATAATTCAGTTTATTGGTTCCAAATATTTCCGTTTGTATCTGCTGAGAAGTTAACCCGCTTGTTAATCCGTTTTGTACAGTGGTCATAATTCTATTAGTATCATCAAATGATAATTTATCATAAATCTGATTGAGTGTAGCACCTACAAATGGCTGACGTTCTACCATTTTTGACAATGCCGAGGTAGAACTCAAGGCGAGAGACGCACCACCTAAATCTTCAACGCCATTTGCCACCCATAACTGCTCACGTTCTGCAAGCTCTAACATATCACCTTGATATTTATCTGAGGCATCAGAGATCGCACCGCCACGCAATTTGAATACTTTATTGCGTAGTACTGCAATTTGGTTTTGTTGCTCTCTCGTTAGCTTAAACAGTTCATTTTTATCTAACCATGATGCAAGCTCGCCCCGTAGTTCCGGATTGTTCTTGTCAATTATCTTGACCTGCTCTTTTCCTAACTGAGGCACTAACCTTTGAAGATAAATTAAGTGTCTGTTAAAAATATCTTCAAGCGTATCAGCCATTTATAGAGTCCCTGTATTAAGTGCTATGTCCTTAACCAAATCTTCATCTTCTATGGTTTCGGCACTAGTTAACCCTTGACTTTTCATCACGTTAAATAATGCTTGCTCGGACATATTCCCATTCATAACAAGACCCGATAATTTAAGCAATTCATCCGCATTGTAGACCTTATCACCAAACTCAACATTTCCCTTAACTGAAATATCATCGGGATTTAGCCCCATCCATTCCGCACCCATTCGCAATAGTGCTTCCAGTGCATATGATCCAGTTTTAGACAGTGTTTTTAGTGTCGAGGTTTTAACATTGATACGAGCATTTAAAGCGTCACCACTCTCAATGCCTTGATTCAATAGATCGACACCAAGAGAAGCGCAATACATCTTCAATGACTCAACATTGTCTTTATTAGGAGCAACGGCATCAGCTCCGGCAGATACATACATTGCCGATCCACCCGAATCAGAAATATTATTATACTGACCATTTCCAATCGTTACTTTGTCGGCTTCATCACTATGCATTCCCACAGTAAACAATGTCGCAACTCCGGCCCAATATAAAACATCTCGATATTCTGCATCGCCTTGAAATAACTTTATACTCGCATCTGATACGCCTTCAAGCGGTGGAGCCTCAATATTGAAACCAAGTGAATTAACATTGCACATCACAAATGGTATAGATTTTGTCTTCTGTTCTCTGATTGTTGGATATAGTCGATTATCCTCCGGAACATTAAAGACATTATCGGGAGCCACGTTTTCATCTGTGGTGACATATTGGAAATAATAACCTGCTTCATCAATCGCTAATATTCGGTATTGATCTTCATTTTCAAACGATCCACCATTACGAACTGATACAATCTCTTTGAGCTTTACCCATGTTGCGTGCTGTTCGCCATGCACTGTGTTGTATTCCCAGTCTACAACCGATTCAGCATTATAAAACATGATGTTAAACGGTTTGGATTTATCAACAGTAGTCTCAAGCATGATACCAATACGGCCCACAGATAATTGCTCGTCATTTATACAAGACAGAACATTCTTTAACGGCTCTTGTGTTTGAGTCGCATCAGTCAATAAGTATTCAAGTTGTGTTGGTAATTCGATAATCGCATCCTGTCCGTTAATCATTCCGAGTGATTGATTTTTAATAGTTAACGGGAAAGGGTAATACATAGTTCTGAATACATAATCACAGAATCGCCCCCAACCATTTTTCGATTGATTTCTTAAGCCTTCTGACATTCTGAGGTATTGCGTCATTGAGGTTGAAGGCTCAGAGGTGCTACAGTTTTTATAAGTGGAGTTTTGAGAGACAGATTGATTCTGCATACGTTCTTCACCCGCTAACGTATCACGCATCTTCGCCCATGTCTTTAGGCTTGCTGAATATTGAGGTTGCATAGAGCTTTCCTTTGATTAGTTATTGATTTTGTTAATATACAATGATTTCAGTATAAATAAAATCAATATTAAATGACTCATAATGTAGCCACATTTATTTTAATTCAATCGGCTACACTTCTCTTGATGTGACTGTCCTATTATTCACACTCAATTCAGTTAACCCCCAAACTAAAGCATCCATTGCATTTGGGGATTTCTCTCGTGGATCGCCTGTATACGTTGTCATTTCATATTCAAGAGTGGCATAAAACCCAACATGCTTAACTTTATTTTGATCGTATAACGAAGCAATAGGTTCGGCCCGTGTAATCTTACCTCGTGAGGCTCTGATTGCCTTGTATGATATATTCCGGTCGACAGTTCTAAGCAGTTGCTCAATCCACTCACCACCGTTATTTACTTCACCGATGATTCTATCAGCACTATATTTATTATACAATGCGACCGCCATTTGACATATTTGGTCGGGAGTAGCTTGACAGGTTTGATCTTCCAATACGTGAAATTCATCCTTTGAAACCATCCCAACAACTACAAGACCATGCTCATCTGAGTTTTCATTACTGGTGACGGCAGGATCGATAGAAATAACAATACGTTTATATCTATCCGCTTGAGCTAATATACGATTATCATCAATATTATTTTGTCGCCATAATGCACCATCTACGTCATCTTTCCACTTGTTCAGAAATACGTGATTGTAGCGTGATATATTAGTTTCTTTAAGCCTGTTCGCCTTATTGATAAATGATTCGTCAAGGTGCTTTAAATTGTCGAGATAAGTAGACTCAATAACAATTGTATCATCTCGGAGCCCTTTATTGTAAGGCTCTATAAATTCTTTAAATATCCAGTGTGAAACATGACCTTGATTGAGGCATAGCACTATAATATTATGCTTGCCCTTCATACGGATTGAGTTATCTACTTTATCAAATAGCTCAAAATTCTGACAATCTTCCGCTTCCTCGACTATAAAGACGTTCTTGTTTGCAATCGACTTGAGAGCACCCGTAGAATGGTTAGATGTCGGCTTTAGACCTTTGTAATCTATCACCGCCCCCGTATGTCTATTGATCACTTGGTTTCGCTTGAATGAAAAATCACTATCATTACCAATAGTCTCACACATATTTCTAAATTCGGGAATAACCGATGTTTCAGCACTAGTTAAAGTGAAGCGAGTGAACAAAACATTGTATTTACAAAATGTCGCTGAATTAACCCACTTGGCAAGAGCAAACGATTTACCGGAGCCACGGCCACCAATGAGCACGACATATCTCACGCCCTGCATTGGCTCCCGTATTGCTCTTTTTTTATGCACCATATGAAAGAACGGTTTATATTTGCTATTGAATTTTACATCAGTCTTCATATTCTTCCGGTATACCACCAACGAAGTTATGAGTGTTTTCTACTTCTGTCTTCTCAATGTAACCACGTTTTTTAGCCTTACATTTTAAGTAAAAGATCGTTGCCGATGTATTGCCGTTTTTAATCTGCTTTTTCAACGAGGTTTCAGCGTAGTCAATAGACATCTCTTCTATGTCATGCCACTTCTCAGCAAATACGGGATCTTTTTTAACCCACTCATAGAAGCAGGTTCGACCTATTCCAACTTGAGAACAGGCACTTGACACGTTGCCGAGATTCTTTTCAAGAGCTTTAAGCACATGCTCTTTTTTCTTTTTCATATCTTCTTGGACTTTTGTTAATTTTGCCATTGTTCCTCCTAATAAGTAACACTAGCCGTCAGTATTGAAGCTGATAGCCAGTATATTGCTTTTCTATAATCTCCATCATAGAGATAAATCAAGGATGCTAATACATCCAAGATAATTAATATTGTTGGGAATAGCTTTGTGATTATTCAGCTACTCCAGTTATTATGTTAATTCTCTTTACTTTTTGCCTGCCGTAAATATAAGTTGAACCGAATATTGATACACCCATAAACGAACAGTATCTTATATCTTTTTTACAAACAGTTCTGTGCTTACCTTCAAATTCGATTGTGTCGCCTGCTTTAATTTGCCCCATATGTTGAATACTTTCTGTGTAGTTATACACTATTCCGCAACTCCTGTTTCAAATACCTTCTCTGAGTCAATGCCTTTAAACTCACAATACCGTTGAACAATCACATCACAGTATTTTGGGTCGAGTTCCATTATTCGACCCTCTCGCTTTGATTGCTCGCAACCAAGCAAGGTTGAACCACTACCACCAAACAAGTCAACAATAATCATTGCTTTTTTATGATTCTTCAATGCTCTCATTGATAAAGCTACAGGTTTTTGTGTTGGGTGAACATAGTTATGATCTTTTTTAATTTCCCATAAATCAGACTCATTGTTTATACCATCATCCATCTTGCCATTATACAAGCAGAACTCATGTTGGTGCCTGTAACCTCGACCAAGTCCGAATACATTTTTCGCCCAAACAATACATGATTTATACTCCAACTCCCCTTGTAGAATGCCGTAAAACTTCCAATTACACCAAACGTAATGGACCGGAGCATTTATCTGCTTTATCATAGCTATTGTTTTTGTTATAAAATCTCCAAACTCATTGTCAGAAAGATCGTCATTCATTATAACATCATGCTTTCCACTTCGCCCATTAAAAGCGACATTATACGGAGGGTCAGTGAAAACCATATCAGCCTTTTCGCCATTCATCAATAAAGCAACATCCTTCTCGCTTGTACTATCCCCACACATCAACCGATGTTTTCCAAGCTGATATATTCGCCCTAGTTCTGTTTTTGGCTCCTCGGGAAGTTCACCTTCAAAGTCATCCTCTTCAATTTCGGGTTCGTCATCTAGCTCTAAATCAAATTCACTTTCATCAAATCCCCAATCAACTAAATCTTCCATTTCAAAATGATCTGATAGCATTTCAAAATCAAATTCACCGGTATTTTTATTCAGCCGGACATTAAGCTCTTTTTCTTTATCAAGATCAAGTGACAATTCAACACACGAAATAGTTTTATTTCCAAGATCACGCCAAACTTTAGTGCGTTGATGACCGCCTATAATTATATCTTTTCTGTCGGGATGAACATTAACTAAAACAGGGTCAACAATGCCGAATCTTTGTAAACTACTTTTAATATGTTCATATTGTTCTTGATTTAACTTCCTCGGATTGTACTCAGCTTCTATTAAATCGCCAATATTTCGCTCTATTATTTCAATGCTCAATTTATCTCACCTCATCATTTTTAATTAATTCATCAACTCGATCTCTCAACATTTTATTTGTGTTTTCAATGCCACGTATTTTATCAATCAAAAATACTATCCTAATTTCTAACACTAAAATAATTGCGATGAAAACTATATCTAACATAATTGTATAAATTTTAACTTCCCCTTCCCTTAACAAACCCATCCCCAGTTGTGGTTACTACCCCACCCACGCCCATAATATAACTGTAGCCGTTAATTTCTAAAAAACAAATCTGCCTCTATTTCGCAATACTGCCACATTGAGAACACCGCCAAACAGCACCCCTGAAATTAGCATGCAATACCCAAATCAGAAGCCATAGAAAACCAGTGCATATTGTTAATATAAAATGAATGAAATGTGCACCAGTCGTTATATTATTCTCGTCCTTAATTGCTTTCACTAATCCACAACTACCTTTACACATACCTTGTTTGATTTTCATTAGTCTCACCTATTTTAATTTAAAGTTGGAGCCGTATATCGGAATCGAACCGATGACCTTCAGTTTACAAAACTGGTGCTTCTTCCTCCGAGCTAATACGACACAAAAAAAGACATTTACTGTGATCCGCATCGGGTGAGAACGACACGGCAATAAATGCCTATAAATTTAAAGTTGTAACCGATCTCACCATCAGCTTGATATTACTTATACGCTAAATCTTTGTTATTACAATCTCACACCTTGGATGATGTTTGTCTACACCACCAAAAATATACTCAACCGATTTGACTATGGTATAATTATCATCAGCAATAATACCGCAATCAACCAAGCAATCAGATGTGAACTTATCAATAATTGCTCCCACATTACCAATGTCAAATTTAACATTATTATGCCTATATATTGTGAACTGTATTTTAACAGCCCCCTCTATTTTATCTAGCTCCTTAACAATCGGTTTAATCAACTGGTGATACTTTTGCTTCAACTTATTTCTGTAGCTCGTATTCTTACTGGCTTGAGTATAATTATTTAGATTAAGAAACCAATTGCTTTTTTTAGTCTTGCACTTATTAAAGAATATTGGAACGCTAAACGATTGTGATTCACTCATTTTCTAATCCTCTGACCAACCTTAATTGGCTGACACCTTAAACATCGCTTGCCCATATGATACGTTTTATCTTCGCACTTCTT